CAACACACGTGTATGAACATTAAACTGGGCAGTTTCTACGTTCTTATGCTCTACAACTAAATCTTCGGTAGCAAGAAGTTTGGCAAGTTGAGATTTGATTTCTTTTTGAACTGCCATGTGTCTTTTCGTTTGATGTACCTATCATACTAGAAAACCGCCTCTTTGGGGCGGCTTGTAGACGGTTTATCAAGTGTCTACGTCTTTCTCTTGCAGCACGTAGAGCCTGTGGTTTAAGAGTTCGTTTTTTCTCCTTCTTAGAATGATGTTGCCAATTTGGGGTCATTGTTCTTAAGATGATCCATAATATTTATTGTAGGATACCATCCCAATTGACGCAACACCCTTGTGTCAGCACATAAACTGTCTGGTTCACCTGGTGTGTCCTCTTTAATAGGCAGATCCCGTCCCATTGCCTTTGCTATGTCCATGACAGGGATTGCTTCTCCATATCCCACATCAAGGTGTCCTCTGAAATTAGAGTCCATCAATAAGCATATGGCCGTTGCCACATCCCTAACATGGATATAGTCTCTATAATGTCTTGTGATGTACTTAGCAGTATTCTCTTGAAGCATCCTATACAACATATCAGGTCTACTTCCCTCCTCTGCCCATACATTAAAGAATCTCATACCCACACTATTAGGTGGTGCTTGTAATTCATTCACCTTCTTAGTAATAGCATAAGGGTTTTGAGACCACCCATGAGCACCAGCAGAACTAGCATAGAGTAACCTTACATTATTCTCTCTACAATAATCAAATATAGGTTGAGACTTCTCTACATTATTTTCCCAGAACCTATCAGGATTTTCAAAACTCTCCCTAAGAGCAGCAAATGCAGCAAGATGAATTACTACATCATATATCTTATCAGTTTTAAAATCTCCTATATCATCAGGAAAATCTATACCATCTAATTCTACACCAGTTACTCCAGCTTTTTCAATATGATTCCATAGATAACTTCCTATGAATCCTTTATGTCCAGTGATTAATATTTTCATGTTACTGTCCAATCAATTAAATTACGAATTTCCTGATTATACTTCCAGATCTCTCTGAACATATCAGCATTAATATCCTCCTTCTCCATCTGGACAATTAAAGAATTAATATCCTTGGGGAAACAAGTTCCACCAAAACCTCTATCACCATCTATACCAGGCACTTTGGTATGAGATGTACCAATTCTACGATCAGCAGTCACACCTTCTACCACATTCTTATAATCCATACCCACCTTCTCACACATATCAAATATCTTATTGAAATATGCTACCTTATAAGCCAAGAAGGTATTAGAGAAATACTTCACTGCCTCACTCTCATCAGAGGTCATCGTAATAACTGGAGTTTCATGAAAGTATCTCCAATAAAAATTAGCTGCATCTCTTGTAGCATATTGATTTCCACCTATTACAGTTCTCTCTGCATTGGCAAAATCAACCACAGCATTCCTAGCAGTGAGGAACTCTGGGTTATGAGCTATAGTAAGAAACTCATACTTCTCAGCATACCTTCTGGTAGTTCCAATAGGAACAGTGGACTTGATGATAAAGACAGTATCTTTAACAACATACTCCTCCTGCTTGATACCAGCAAAGAAACTATCCAAGATGGATAGATCACAACTACCATCCATTCTCATAGGAGTAGGAAGGCAGATGAAAATAAACTGCTGATCTAGAACCTCTTCTAGAGTATTAAAAGATCTATTCGGATCTACGTCATAGACCTTGGTTGGAGCTTTATCTCTTACGTTCTGATAGACAGCATTGCCAACGAAACCATTACCAACAATTCCGATCATAAGGTTAACCTGCTGAATCCTTTTACTTTCTCAAATTTTAGCACACTATCGAACCTATCGTCCATACCTGTCTTGTGAGATATGACAAAAACGTTAGCATCTTTGATCACAAAACGGATAATCTTAAGGAATTCTTCCGTTCCAAACCCATCAAGTGAGGAATCAAACACCTCATCCATGATCAGGAGGTTGGTGTTGACAGAATTTTTAAACCGTGCTACCTCTCTCCAAGTGAATAGAAGTGCTAAATCGATCCGCATCTTCTCTCCTTCACTAAAGGAGGCATATGAAAAATCTTCATGGATAGGAGATTGTACAGTCTCGTTGAACTCCTCATCCAATGTAAAATTAATATAAAAATCCATCATTTGAAGATACCTATTAACCTGCTGATTAATTAATGGAAGATACTTCTTTATTATCTTAGATTTGACACCACTATCCTTCAACAAACTATATGAAAAATCATGATAGTTTATAGTATCTTTCTGTGTGGATAATTTCTTATATGTCTCTTCTAAATTTTCTTTAAATGATTCTAACTTCTCATGCTCAGTATTTCTGTTTGCAAGTTGTTCGGTAAGTTCCTGAACTTCTGATTCCAGATCTCTGATTTGTCTTTGACACCCAGAGATATGAGTATTGTTTTTAGAAATGCCATGCGTTAGTGAAGTAATCTCCTTTGATAGTTTTGTAAAGTGATGCTCTCGCTCTTCCTCTTTTTTAATTGCCTCCTCCAGTTCTTGATAACCAGATTGCAACTCCTTTATCTTATCTTGAGCATCACTAATATTATTTAACCTAAACTCCTCTTCTATATCTTGTTTGCAGGTGGGACAAACAGTATTCTCTTCAAAAAACTTAGTCTTCTTTGTAATGTTTGCTACCTTATTAGAAAGAGTTCCTTTTATAGTTCCCATTTTTCTAAGTGTTTCTGTAGCACCTATTACCTTTTCTTGCTCTTTAGTAAGTCCATATACTTTATCCTCAGAATGTTCATTCTTTAACATTAGTACACATATTTCATCTCCCAACTCTCTACTTTTCTTTTTCTTATCCTTTATATCATCATTTCCTCTTTTTTCAATTTGCTCTATAAAATCAGTCTGCATCTTAACTTTATCATTAAGAGACTCTTTCTTCAAATCTAAAGTTCTAACTTCTTCCTTTATTCCTCTAATCCTATCCTTAAGTAAATTATTCATAGAAGAAAAAATCTTAATATCTAAAAGATCTTCTATAACTTCCCTTCTATTAGGAGCACTTAATTGCATAAAAGGAACAAAATTACTACTGCCAAGAATAACAATCTGAGTAAATGACTTATAGTTCATTTTTACTACGTTCTGCTCTAACCACTTCTGTTGATCATTAGCAGCAGAAAATTGATCCATACATATACCATTTCTATGAATCTCAAATATATTTGGTTTTATTCCTCTAATTACTTTCCATTGAGTCTCTGCAATAGAAAACTCAACTTCAACTCTACAATCCTTTTCATTTACTGTATTAATAAGTTGTGCCTTACTAATCTTTCTAAATGGTTTATTAAATAAACTAAATGTCAAAGCATCTAATACAGTACTCTTTCCTGCACCATTAGTACCAACAATTAATGTTGTAGAATTACTATCCAGTTCTACTTCGGTATATTGATTACCAGTAGAAAGAAAATTCTTCCAACGTATCTTTTCAAATAAAATCATGATCTATTGGAGGAATAACAATGTCATTTCTAGTAATCACAGAATACCTGTAATCGTGCATTTCACATGTTTTAATTACCATTTTACCATCAACCTCAATTACGTGCATTTCTGGGAAATTTTGATCCTCCAATAAAAGAGCATACCTAATAGCATCATCCTCATCCTCAAAAAGATAAAGAACTTGTTCTCCATCTTCAGCAGTGACTGAATATGCTCCTTCAGTTTCCTTTCCTTCTACTGTTAGAATAAACATCAAACTAATTCACATGCTTCTTGATAGACTTCTTGTATCAATTTTTGAATTCTTGATCTATCAAGATCTATTTCTGCCTCCTCAATATATCTATTAAGAATAGACAGAGTATCTTCTGACTCAAATGCTTCAAACTCTGCTGCTTCTTGCAATGCAAAGTTCTCTACAATTTTAAGTTCTGCTACATTAGCATTATACAGTTTGTCTAAGAATTTTTCAAACTGCACCTGATTAGTTTTCTTTTTAACTACAACTTTAACTATTTTGTTTTCAAGTTGTCTCGCGTCAAAAAGCTGGTGATCATGATCCTCTTAGTAAAGGACATGAAAGATGCTATATGGATTATC